AATTTGATGTTACAGTTATTCGTCCCAGTGTTACAGATAATTATTTGGATGTAAAATATGGAAAAAAGATATTACCAGCACCATTAACACCCAGAGATTATACTGCCGTAATAGACGACAAAGTTTTCATGCCAACCCCTAACGCAAATGAGTTATGGAACACCCTTCGGGGAGAGGACTGGCCAGAGGTACCGCCTGTAGATTTGCTTCGTAATGGTACAATATCTGGCTATGACAATTTTAGTATAGAAGACTTGTTTTATTTGGATCATACCTGGCTAACTGAGTTAGAAAGTTTAGCACGTAAATTAGGAAACGAGATTATATATGATCACAATGTCGACAGCGCAATGGTACAACGAATCGGAGATGATTTATATGTGGGAAATTGGAAGTCAGGCGATCCCTGGGTAACAGATAAGTTAGCTACACTTTTTCCTAACAAACAAGTTACATTAATAGAATCACACGGACATCTAGATGGCCGTTTATGTATTGTGAGTCCTGATCTTATTATTACTAGGTCTAATATAAAGGTTAACCATATATTTCCTGATCATGAAATATTTACTGTAAGACCAACAGTGGTAAAGGAATTTGGTAAATCTAAAGCAGCATCTATTGGCAAGTGGTGGATACCAGAACAGTTGTCTAGTTTGGGATTTCAAAACTATATAGAAACATATTTGTCAAACTGGGTAGGAGAAGTTCAAGAAAGTTGTTTCGACGTTAATATGTTAATTGTAGATCCAAGAAATGTTTTTTGTAGCACAGAAGATCCTAGATTATTTCGTGTATTAGAAAGTCACGGTATTACCCCGCACGTTGTGCCTTATAGACACAAGATGTTTTGGGACGGAGGATTACATTGTGTAACCAGTGATTTAGATAGGACTCCGGTATGATAGATCAAGATCTAATTAAGTTTGGATCCATGCATTTAAAAAGTATGTTAGCGTCTTTAAGCATTGATCATAATGGATTAATATTAATTGAAGATGTCTTTACTGATCAGATTATAGAAAAATTATTAAAGTTTTGCATCGCCGCTGATGATTGGGAACCACAGTTAACAGCAGATAATAAAACCGTTATAGCAAACCGGGAAAAGATAGCCTGGCGTTACGATTGTATAGTCGAAGAAACGCATACCATATTAGAAAACGTTACTCCAGAAATCTCTAGGTTAATAAAACGAGATAACTTAGTTTTTGGAGGAGTAAATTTATGGAAAGATACCCAAGGCTATACTATTAAACGACACACAGATAATCCTGTAATACAGACATCATTACAAGTTTATATTCAGAACTTACCAACTCTATCAACTATATTTGAATACGACGGCAATTTAGTCCATACTAATCCAAACACCAATGCAGGATATATTAGTGACAACCTAATAGGCATACCGCATTGGTTGCCTAATTCAGTACCTGCAGAATTTAATCGGTACAGTCTTCACGCTATTTGGTCGTATTAGATTAGTCTTTGTCGTCGCTAGCTTTATCGTTGCTTATTGCAGAGTCCCATCCAAAATTAGGATGTTCAAGTTTACCCAAGTAACTATGAATAACATGATCAGTTAATCCATCAAAGAACTTAAACTTGCACCAATTAGAAAATCTAGCACGGAATTGATCTTTTGTTCTTTGCCAAAATTTTGCGTTTCTAAATTCACCGTAGTGGTTAAGATATTGCAAGCTACCGTAGTGCTTGAATCCCATGATCTTTAATGGAACTTTAGGAACAACGTCGTTACAGTTAACAAATCTATAATGGACAAAACTACAATTAGACCGCCAAACTTTGTCACCTGTTCTTGGGCAACCGTATGTATAAACAGCTTCTACACGATCTTGTAGCCTCGCTGCCGCAATCATTGACATTCCGCCTCCCAAACTATGGCCGCAAATGTAAAGTTTCTTAGTTGGTTCAGCATTGATACATGCAACTACTTCGTCCCATACTTTTTTAACTTCGTCATAAAATCCGTCATGAACCCATCCAGCATGTTTACTACGATGCTTCCATGCTTTAACGTCTGCAAGAACATCTTTAAGTTGTGTAGGTTCAGTGCCTCTAAATGCCACTACGATGTCTTGTTCATTAGTAAAGATCATGCATTGCGCACTTCCGTTACTGATTAGTTTAGCCTTTGAATACCCCAATTGTCTACAAAGCGACGACGCTGAATCAGCGTCCATGTACGCATAAGAACTTAATTTAGCGTAGTGTATTGCTAATTCTCTAGTGGTAGATTGCATAAAACTTCTCCTCCTGCTATACTGTATTTAACATATAAATAGTAGAAAGTATGGAACTAAAGTATATGAAACGACAAACTCGCAGCATTTTAGACGAACTTAATTCAATAATAATCGAACGTGATCGCAAGCATGAAATTGAAAATAGAGGCGGCCATATTATTGAAAGTGCAATTAATCTAATTGAAAATATACATAGTAACTATGACGTTGACACTGCTGGAGATTTAGAGCGTAGACTTCTTAATAGTATACGTAGTAGAGACGGTAAGAAGTTTAAGCGAGGGTGCAAGAAGGCAGACAGTAATGACTAGACAAGTAGTATCAGAAGGCGGAAACATCTTTAAAGATGAAGACGGAACTCCAGTCACACAACGCATTAATAAAGCCGACGTAGATCCCACACTAGCATGGGTTGAGGCTATTACTGGAATACCGCACAAAGATTTTAAACTAGGTTCAACAGGCATTCGTGCAACATCAGGCGACATGGATATTGCTGTTAATCAAGAAGAAGTTGACAAGGGCGAGTTATACAATAAATTAGCTGCATGGGCACAACAGAACCATCCTGACGACAATGTTAGACAATGGGTTGCTAAATCAGGCATAAATGTTCATCTTAAAACACCTATTAATGGCGATCCCGAGCAAGGGTATGTGCAAACAGATTTAATGTTTGGTGACCCTGAGTGGATGAAGTTTACAATGAAGGGTGCCGGTGACGATACTCCTTATAAAGGCGTTCACCGTGCTATCTTTATAGCATCAATAGCCAAAGCACAAAATATGAAATGGTCTCCCAAAGATGGTTTGATTAACAGAGAAACAAACGATGTGATATCTAAGAATCCTAATCAAATTGCAGAGATTTTACTAGGCAAAGGTGCTAACCGTAGTGATTTAGACAGTGTTGAAAGCATTAATGCTAAACTTAAAGGCAGACCGGACTATAATGCACTAACAGCAGACGTTAAAGAGTATTTTGCTAAAGAAAACCTAACACTTCCTGAATCAGTTTATACAGAGGTAGGAACTACAGATTGGTTTAGCCAATTGTCGGAGAGATTAAAATGAGATTTATGGAATTTAAACAGTCAATTAAAGAAGAACAGGAAGTAAGTTATGATAACTGGGACCATGATTACCCAGTTGAGTATAGTCAGTACCTGGAAAAAACATTTGGTGAACCTGAACAGTTTACAAACGAGCAAACTGTATGGCAAAATATCGATGGATTTAAAAGAGTAGTTGTAAGAGACGAGTATATACTACACGGAAGCCCAGCACCACACTATGACTTTGTTTACTGTTATGTTGACTTAGAAGTTCCTGAAGAGCTAAGTGATGAGCTAGCAAATTGCAGTGGTAGTATTTTAATAGACCACTTAAAGAACGAAGTAGGTGCTAGATGCGGAAGTTTAACTGCAAATGCGACTACGTTAAATTTTGTAATGGATGTTATTGCTGGCAGAGTAGCACCTGTAAAAGAAAATTATAATGCCGCGATACTTGGCATGAAAAAAATGTTTAACGACGGTGAAAAATACGAGTTAGATTGGTGGGAAGACCAAGCAGGCGATGCTGATCCTAAGAACCCATTTTACGAAAGTATTACTGATGTTACTGTTTGAGTTTGATAAAGTCGGATGCCCAAGAACAAGAGCAAAAGAATGCACTTGTGAACATATCAACACAATTACCGAAGCAGAACAGACAGTGGTTGCACAGTGTATACTTGAACACTCTGACGCTGTAAAGGGTACTATATTGCTAATGCAGGCACCAAACACCCCCACTCTTATTAAAGGTACAATAACAGGACTGGAACCAGGGCTACACGGATTTCACATACATGAGTTCGGCGACATGAGCGATGGTTGCAAAAGCATGGGTGGACACTATAACCCAGACGGAGTAGACCACGGAGACATTAACAAAGGACATGTTGGTGATCTAGGCAATATAACAGCAGATGAATCAGGCACAGCAAAGTTTACAATCGAAGCAAAGAGAATAGACTTGATTGGAGAACGTTCTGTTATAGGTAGAGGATTTGTAGTCCACGAAGACCAAGATGATCTAGGAAAAGGCGGAGACGCAGAAAGTTTAAAAACAGGAAATGCAGGAGAAAGATTAGCCTGTGGTGTTATAACACTCAGAGAGAACGTGCAGGAAAGTGTAACACCTGGATCTAGACGTACACTTAAAGAAGCAGCACGTATCCAACATGCAGAAGATATTGTCTTCTGGGAAGGTAGCAAAGGTGCAACACGAGCCCTACAAAGTCTACGTAATCTGGACCAAGGTGGACATAAACAAGTTACTATTAAATGGGACGGAAGCCCTGCTATTATCTTTGGTCGCAATGCTGGCGGCGAGTTTATCCTAACAGACAAGTCAGGATTTACTGCTAAAGGATATGATGGGCGTAGCAAGAGTGCTAAAGAGTTAGAACAAATGTTCCTAAACAGATCAGGTGGTAAGAATAGAGAAAATCCTGGCTATGTTAAATTTGCTGGCAATATGAAAGCTATTTTTGACGAGTATGAAAGAGCAACACCCAAAGACTATGTGGGTTTCTTTAAAGGCGACTTGTTATATTTTACTACGCCGCCTATTAGAGATAAAAATTATGTATTTAAACCTAATATCGTCGAGTATGCAGTAGATGTAACCAGTGATTTAGGTAAGAAGATTGGCGCAAGTAAGACTGGTGTTGTTATTCACAGACAAGTACAGCCAGACGGCACAGAAACTCCGTTGCAAGATCCGGATATCTTTGTTAATAGCGATGTCCTTGTTGTACCTCCTATTACTGCTGAACGAGCACCACAGGTGCCACATGCCGCCTTAAACAAGTTGGAACAAGTTATTAAGAAAGATGCCGCCGCTATTGATAGTTTATTAGATCAAAACAAATTACGTCAAATGCAGATGTCAGATTTCTCTAACATCCTTTATGCTTACACTAACAGCAAAGTAGACACAGGGCTTAGTGGTCTTGGATCAGACTTTGGTAAGTGGTTAGAAACTGCTAAAGTGAGTGACAAAAAGAAAGCTAAGATTGCTGAGTATATTAACGACAATAAAACTGGGTTCAGCGCATTATGGGAAACAGTAAACACTATTATGATGGCGAAAGATCAAGTTATTGCTGACATTGATGCACAGGGCGGCACTGTACAGCAGAACATTGGCGGCCAAGCAGGCGGCGAAGGGTATGTATTAGCACACCCTGAAGGTGATATTAAGCTAGTTCCTAGATCTACATTTAGTGCAGCTAACCGTGCAGTGCAACGATAAATATCGGTAAGTTAGGATTTAGACATGAAAATTTTAGATATTACACAGCGTAGCCAAGTACAGCATATCGCAGAAGGTCGCAAACAGTTAGATGAGGTTGGATTACTGGGAATGGGAATAGGAGGCGGCGCCTCTTATGCATTGCTTGCCGCCGAATATGGTACTGATATATCAAAATGGCCAATGGCCGCATTCGGGGAATTTGCAGCAGATATAGGGCTAGGCGCCCTAACTGGTGGAACTTTGACAGTAGCAAAAGTTGTTGCAAAAGCCGCGGCAAAGTCTGCTGCTAAAAAAGGTGTATCAAGCGTCGCAAAAGGGGCAGGTAGAATGACAGGCTTGGGCAAAGGTCCAGGGACAGTTAATAAGAGAACTGGAAAACTTCGCGGTGCAGATGGCAAAGATACTACGATTAAACAGGGCGACAAGGGATTTGACAAGGCACGAGATCAGATTAAACAATCTAGACAAAGACCTGATGATGGGATTCCGTCGGTGCGCACCGCGGTCAGCCGCGCCGCTGGCGACAAAGTAGGAAAATTAGTAGGTAGTGGAAGAGGAATTAGCAAAACAGCTAAAAGAGGCCTTAGGTCAGCACCATTGGCGCATATGGTCCGTGATAAGATTACTGGAGAGCCATTTACAGGACCAGAAGACAATCCTTATAAAAATGGTGGCGATGATAGCGGTGGAATGAGTCAGGACGAAAGAAATAAAAAGTCATTAAAAGGCCATCAATGGAAGCCAGGGGCCGGCATTGTTGGCAGCAGGAATGTTACTAAATAATATGTTTGAATTTCTAAGAGATGAGCTAGCTGAGGCAAAGTATATGCGTACCCCTAGAGACACAGTGGGCCGCAGTGAAGATAGTATCGCCCAAGGGTTCTTTGAGCACTTAATGGTATTACAACAAATGCGTTTTGAAAACCCATCATTTGCTAAAAAATATGCTAAAGACACACTGCGTTTTATGAACTTTACAAATGTAAGAACTGGCGCAACAGATTTACACAACATGGCTGCAATTCTAAATAATCCTAGTAAGTTTTCAGATAAACTTGGCGGCATGGGCAATGTTACTTTTGACGAACTTAGTTTTAAGCGTTATTTACGAAACGTTGCTACTGACAAGTATGTTCCTAGCCAAGACCGTGCCTATTTCTTAAAGACACAAAAGAACATGGGTATTAAAAATAGTTTGCTTAAAAAAGCTAGGCGTATAATGGGCGACTACGGTGCAACTAATCCTAATGAAAGAGCCAGCGTAAGTATGCGTCTTACCAATAGTTTTAGACAGGACGGCAAGTTTCGCAGTGATTTATTTAAACCGTATGCCTCCACAATTAAACAAAAGAAATTAGTTCCAGCAGAGAAAAAAGGCATGGGAATGGCAGCAAAAACTGCGATAGGCATGGTAGGTGGGTTTGGTGCAGGATATGCTATTGGACGCAAGCTAGGATCACTATAATTCTCATCATTTAACATAAATAGATTTAACTAGTTAAGATAAATATATATAAGCACAGTTAAACGCTAGTGCATAGAGATTAAAGGAATTATAAAATGGCCGCAAATACAGACCACACAGGTAAAGTAAGAGCAGGTTCGCAGATAGGCAAGTCGATCCAAGTAACAAAAGCCGCGAAAACTAACATAACACAAGCAGAATTAGATGCCCTGATTGCATTTATTAACCAAACAAGCATGGTAGTAGCAATTGGTGACGATACTACTGGTGGTTTTAATGACGGTGCTTCAGATGCATTGCACATTATTACAGAAGGTGGCGCACATCCAGATGCAGCTTCAAATTTTGGCGTAGGATCCACTGGTATTACAACAACTGTTGTAACACTTTTTGAATAAAATAAGATATAAGTAACGGAGATATAAAATGCCAGTAGTAACAAGAACAACCGGAACAGCGCATATGACAGTCGGCGTCCAGCACGAAGTAGGATGCCATTGCTATCTGCTTACAGTGCAAAATGCGTCAAACAGCGCAATTGACCTTCGCGCAGAAGATGATGCAGTAAACGAAGTTGTTGAAGCACTTATCATGGATCTTAACCCATTGGCATACTTTATTACAAACAGTAATGCAGGCACAGTAATGTTAATTATGGATAAGAACTTTGATAGCCATGTTGATTTACAAGCACGTATTAGATTGATCGGTGTAGATTCAGGCGCAACAACTACTAGTATTGGTCCAAACGATATAGACATCAGTGGATCAGATGTACTACCAGTTAGAGCATTAGACGCATTAACAACTGAAGGCGTAATGGCGTTTACGGGTGCATCTTAACAGTTAACACAATAAGTTAAATTTAAAAAGCACCTTAATGGTGCTTTTTTTATGAGTTTACGATAAATACTGGTAAGGTCGTTTAACGACTTACAATTACAATAGATAGATAACAATAGGAATAAGAAAATGGCAAGTTTAACAAGAGTACACCCAGCATCCATTTCCCTCCCTTTTAACGGAGGCGGAAGCTCACTCGAAATTACGTATGTTGAAGTAGATTATCTCGCAGCAGTAAACGCAAAATTAGGACCTGAAAGCACCGTGGCTAAAGTCCTGGCAGCACTAGGCCAATTTGGCACAGTTGTATATGCTGGTCCACTTAATGACTCGAATACACGACAGATTATCGCAATAGAAGGCGTAAATCAAGACAAAGGAATAGCAAACTTTGCCGCAATGACAGTAGTGCAAACCGCAGTGCGGGCATTGGGCACAGTTGATAGTATCGACCTTAGCTCAGCAACGGTAATTAAAGGCGGGCCTAGTGCATCGCTTCAAGACGTTGTTCTTTAAGTAACACAATTTAGAAATTATTATAAAGGAATAATATAATGGCAAATTTAACAAAAGCACATCCCGCACTAGCTACCTTAATTGGTGAGCATCGTTTTGTGGGAAAAGAAGTTACACTATTGAGTGTCGACTTTAACGTTGATGCAGACGGTTCTAGAATCGCAGTAGAAACAGTTCTTAATACAATCCAAGCATACGGGAATATCCTACTTGCAGGAGCAGTTTACGGCACAGGTCAGCAGATTGACATAATCATGGAAGGTTCTTTAATTGGATCTGACTACACATCAGCAGACGGTACTGTAACTGGTACAATTGCAGCTGTATTGGACGAAGACATCCTAAACCTAGGTACAGTTGACACTGTCAACTTTGCAGCAGGTACACCCGCAGTAACAATTCAATCAACACTCAAGTTAGCATAATTAGTTAACTAACTGTTTACTAATATTAAAAGCGGTGTTTTTTAGCATCGCTTTTTTTATGAGTTAAATACTAGTACAATGAAAAATGATAATTGTAATGATTGAAGAAGATTATGAAGCATGGGAAGCATATCCTCAATACAGATGGTTGTTTAATAAACTAGAACTATCCATGAGATTAGGATATGATTGCGGCCCAGCCTGTGTTCCCATTAAAAATGCTGGTAATTATATAATACGTCCAACATATAACCTGTATGGAATGGGTATTGGTGCTCATAAAAAGTTTCTTGATCCTAATATACATGGCGAAGAAATGATACACCATAAACACATCCCGCCTGGGTATTTTTGGTGTGAGTGGTTCGACGGGAATCACCAAAGTGTAGACTTTATAAAAGATAATAATTACTGGGTTCCTTTTCATACTATGACAGGCAAACACGAAAACAAAAACAACCTTACCAGATTTATTGAGTGGGAAGTAACAGAGCCAGAAATAACCTTGCCTAAATGGTTGCACGACATAACAACAGAAAAATATTTAAACGTGGAGACCAGAGGTGGCAAGATCATCGAAGTGCATCTGCGTAGTGGAAATGACATGCTATGGGATCACGATGTTGGAACAAAAGTTATCCCTGTTTGGAAAGGTGTTAACTATAAAGAATATGAACATTTGCCATTTATAAAGAACTTTCATCCAGAAGAGTACAAGTATGAAGCAGATGGTAACTTGTCAGATATAAGATTAGGATACTATGTAAATAAAAAATAATTTAGGTTGCAAGTTCTAAAAACCCGTGCTATACTAACTTAGATATAATTTAGAGACAAGGATCCTGCACATGCTTGAGCAGTATAAAGAAATATGGGCTATTAAAACGTTAGTAGACATCACAAAGTCTGGTGATGTTCGAGGAAACGGTAAAGCTCGTAATCAACAACGTAACTTTGAAACGTTGGTGCAGACTGTAAGTATCTTAGCACAGCCTTCAGATTTTAGTGGGCCTCCTAGAAAAGAAAAATGGAGTACTTACCAACAACATTTTAAAGAAGCAGGATTGTCATTTGGTAGTAAACACGGATTTACTCAAGAGTTAATAACTAACTTAGATGTTTGGACATGGAGGTTTGGAGTAGAACATGCCGATGTGTTTGGTGCAGATGGATCGTTATTGCGAGATCAACTACAAAACATCCCTATTATTACTGGATTGGATGAAAATTGTGTAATCGACGTGCCTGTCTTTAATACCCAAAGCAAGGAACACTGTAATGTGCTACTAATATGTGAGACACTATTGTAGATAAATAACATGGATGCTACTACACAGGCACAACTATAGGCACAAAACAGGCAATCGAGTAAATAACCAATCAAGCATCACCTAAGCAATGGTGAGAACGGTCAACATGTCAATTAAAGACATAGAAAAAGAAAATCTAGAAGCACACGTAGAGTTGTGTTCGGAAAGGTACAAATCATTGCACGATAAGTTCGATGCAGTGAACGATCGTCTTGACAAACAAGATATAATTTTGTCAGAGATCCGTTCCGCTGTCACTAATAACGATCAAAACCGTAACAAGCAGTTAATGGCCTGGGGCGGTGCTATCATTGCTATACTGGTATCAGCAGTTGGCACTCTATTGTTTGTGCAACTCTCATAAATGTTTCTTTAACTCAACTTCCACAAACTAATAAATACATACATGTTAATAGAAGATATCATACCAGAAGCAATGGCTTGGGCCAAACGTGGTAACAAGGTTGTTCGCAAATTTCGTTGCGCCGGCGGCAAACGACATGGTCGTGTTGTAAGCAGTCCCCAGCAATGTTTCGCTGCCCCTGACATCAAGAAGCGTATGAAACTTAAAATGACCAAAGCCAGGCTAGGCGCCCGTATGATTAGAAAGTCTAAAAAGACTAAACGAGTTAATCCAGCAAGCAGACGGGTCGCAGCGTTGAACGGGAAATCACGATGAAAATTAATGATATTATAAATGAGGGGTACTTTGTATTGCCCACCATGGACAGAGAACGTTATACTGACTTGAGCAAAGAAGGCCTTGAAGGTCCGTTTATGACTCGCAGCGGCAAAGTAGTATACTATGATCCTAAAGAAGGCAAGTACTACGATCGTGATAGTGACATGTATTTGTCACACGAAGAATACGAAGCTTATGATTCCCCGCAAACTAATGTTAATGAAGCACCTTACAATCTTGGCCCAGGTTCACGTAGAATTGGATCAGCTGCAGGAAGTGATTATCCTGATATGGACTTTAAGGACCCTAACGCGGGGCTTTCACCAGCAGAACTAAGAGACAAGGGAGTTCATACTGGTCAGGAGTACGGCGACGGTCGCCGACTGCATAAAAAGGATTCAATGTCGGCGGTCACTAAAAGTGGTAAGGCTGCATCGAGGAGAGAGCTGGATAAAAGAAAAACTGACAAACTAGTAAAATCACTCAAAGATATTGACACAGAAAAGTTAACCCCAGCACAAAAGAAAAGTTTACTTAGAAAAATAAATGGTGTAATAAAGTCAAGTGCAAAGGCCGCGAAGAATTTTGGGACTCGTGGCAGAATGTTTGGAATACTAGGTATGTTAGGTTCAGCGGGTTTAGAATTATTGGATCCAAGCATTAAAGAATCGATAAACAAAGTAAAACAACATATACTAAGTGAGTCATTAGGAAACAGAGTAACTATAAACGAAGTGCAGTATATTCTTAAAGCAGTGCAGGGCTTTACTGTAACACTAGGCAACATGGAAGATCCTAGACAAGAAACACAACTTAATTTAGCAGATAAAAAAATTGACATGACTGGGGCACAAGGCATTACAATTACAGACGAGTTAAGTCCAGCAGAACGCACAAACATGCTACGAAGAGCAAAGGGTGCTGTTGTTGACGTACAAGTCAGTAACATGCGATAACATGCGATTTACAGAATTTAAAAAAGGTATTACCGTTGCCATAACTAACGAAGAGCAAGATATCCTCGAGAAGGTTAGAGAGCAAGGTGAGATAAGCAAGAAGAAGCTATCAGAGCGTGAGCAAATGATTGCTAATCAATTAGTCATTAAAAACATGGTTGTTAGGAAAAAAATCAATGACGATATTACCTACAGGAAAACATCTTCGCCAAACTATTTCTAAAATAGTTGATTCTGCAGACTCAATAATAAAGATCCGTACCTTTAATAATCAAGTTCGTGTTAATCACAGAACGATATCTCAGTCCGGGTGTAAATTCATTGTATCTAATAGGAAAGAGCTGTTCTTCTTAAAGAAAAGTGCAGTAGCGTTTGCTATTTGTTTGGAATCCGACAATCCTGTTACTGCCAAACAAATTAAATATTTAGATTCTAAGTATCAAAAATTAACTGAAGATTTTACTATATATAGATCAGTTTATTCTAATACTAAAGATAAGAATAGAAAATTAACTATGCACAATAGAATAAGCGAGTGTTCACCTAATTTATATGCCATTAAACATGAACTTGCTCGAGCACTCAAATCAATTAAAATAGCATAAATACTTACAATATTTAAGGAAATAACATCATGTATCTTGAAGATCTAATCCCAACACCGAATAGCACGAAAGTTGCTGCGGTATCACAGAAAGTTTTTGGTCGTTCTATTAATGTAGAATCACTAACAAAAGAAAAAGCAAAGTCACTGCGCGAAACATTTGCACAACGACTAGATAGTTTAGAAACAAAACTAGGTGCTAATATAGCAAACAATCCATTGTACTTGGAAAACAAATTGTTCTTGGAAACATTAGACAAATACCTTGGTGAAGATGACAAAGAAATGAGCGATGAAGCTCGTGAACTAGAACTTTGGGCTGAAAACGATGGTCCTATATATAAGACTAGTGCTACTCCTATTATGAGGAACTTGTCCAAGAAGTTTAAGAACGGCACATATGATCCTGAATTAGGCGTTAAACTTTGGAAGTATCATGCAGATCGTGCGGCTAAGGGATATAGCCAAGAATACAGCTCTGGTGACGATTGGAAGACAATGTTTACTCCTGCGGTTCGTATGGAAGTAGCCAAGAGCATGGAAGCTAGTTGGAGAGCAGAAATGGAAGCCGGCAACTTTATGGAATCAGCTCAAGCTACAGAAAGTGTTATTGTTGAGGGTATGGCAGAAGTTTCAGAAGTAGTATTAGCTTCTAAGAACATGGTTGACAAAATGCAAGCAATGGTAGAAGACTTAGGCGAGATGGTTAATGAAGATCTTCCAGCATTAACAGATAGTATTCGTAATGATATAGATTCCGCAACGGCAGATCAGTTTAGTGCTGCAATGAGCGAAGTTGTTAGTAATGCACTAGAGGTAATGAGAATGTCCAGAGAAGGTGCTGATGCCGCGTCAAGAATTTTAACTGGAGAGCAAATTGCAGAGCCAGAATCAATCGGAGCACCAATTGATGGCGAAATGGATATGGAACCAACAACTGACATGGATATGGACGGTGACATTGCTGATGAAGAAGATTTTGCATCGGCAGACGCGGCACAAGACGGTGAAGAAGAACTAGGAAGAGAACGCCGTGCATAAGTCGTTACTTGAATACATTGATGTAGTTGCTGAGGAAACAAGCCCGACTAGTATTATTTTAGCTGTTGCTGAACTCATGCGTAAAGAAGCTGACGCCAGTCGTGAAACAGCAAAAACAAGCATCTTTGTATTTTTAGACAAGTTACAAAATGCTGGATTGCCTATTGACTACACTGGTCTTAAGGCTTATTATGATGCTGATCCAAGATTATCTAATGTTATCCAACAGTTTAACGACCGTGAGATTGAGTTTGTCGGACAAGGCGATGAAGACGAAGCTCCCGATACAGGAGCACCAGTTGGTGACATCCCACCAGAAGAAAAAGTAAGCAAGATGGCTAAGGACGCTCTTGCTAAACGAGAGAGCATTGGCGAAGACGAATACGCCGCACTGGACAGTCTTACAAACAACTTAAACTTATCTACAGAAGAGTACGCCATGATAGCGTCCAATCAGTACGAAGACAATGACGAACTAATGGCTAAGTTAATGGATCACTTTAGTGATGAAATGCCTTACGGAACACAAAAAGGCAGAGACGGCGATCCTTATGAGTTTATATTTCAAGAATTGGATAGCATGGGATTAATTAAAGAAGGGCTTGGTGAAGCAAAAGGCAGTGACGAATTACAGCAGGCAGCCAATGCAGCTATTGCAATGTTTGAGCGTAGTGGCAACGGCGGCGCTATTATCCCAAGTGAAAACTTTGATGGGTTTAATGATAACGAAGCAATGGCTGGAATTAGGTATTGGGGTAACTGGGATAATCCACAAGATGCATACGATGAAGAAGATTACGATCAGCAAGACCCTACAGACGAAACTTATGAAAACGCTACAAAACTTATAGCTAAAATTAGTAAACAGTTTCCAAACATTGAGTTTGAGTTAATGATTGAAGAAAAGAACACTATGATTGTTTCCGCAAAACACAAAGTTAAAGAAAGCACAGAAATTTCAGAGTCTATTAACGATATAATATATCTATCAGGAATTAAAAAATAATGGCACACTTCCCTACAAGCGCAGAAGCAAGAGAACAAGCACAGGGCAATAACGTAATTGCTCAACAGATTGCTATTATTGAGATTTCAATTCTTGATGCTATTACA